AAGAAAGCCCACCTTAGACGTGGGTCAAAACTTGTGATCAAACATTGCAGTGTTTGACAAATGCCGTCTTCATGCTGGGACTCATAAAAATGCCAGCTGACACACAAGTCTTCTTTATGTCTGTCTTCGCTAGAAAAGCTACTAACCAGTCTTTTGGGCTGGTCTAACAAACACAAAGGTTAGAAATTAGAGTAGTATAAAAGAAACTCAGAATTATTACTTTCCTAATAAAGTCAAGAAAGCGAGACTAGGTATAGCTCATCATCGGAAAAGAAGATGGGAAAGACCTTAAATTTCACATTCATATGCTCGCCTCTAACACAAGTTCAGAAAGTAACAAGAAAGTGAAGATAGATCGTCCATGGGAACTCCATGTGACGAAGAAATAATAGATAGAAATAAATTTGTTGTAAGGAACTCTTACTAACAAATAGATTTTATAGAAATAGAAACTTAGTCGACCTATTACCGACTAAGAAAAAGGACTTAAAAGGGTGCAACGATGTTCATCTGGGGAGGTCCATTTAGACATCCAAAACGTATATCATCTGCGCCCCCTACTGAATACTCTATGCTGAAAGCATACGGAGTTGTAGCATTAGCCATATAAACCAGTGATCCGACATTCAACCTATCAGCCAATGTCGACGTTGGGTAAGTATAGGGCGAAAGGACAAAATTATATTGGCTCGTAAAGCTAGACTCCACCTCCATTGCCGCAGCTTGAGTATTAGCCAAATTTGACTGAAAGGTATTAGACAAAGTGCTATCAATAGGTCCACCAATTGGAACCACATTGGCAGCATTAGGGTCCCAAAATCCAGTGAGCTGTTTAACCGCGCCATTAAAAAGAACACGCCAACGCAGCCCTCCTCGCCTACTCGCGTATGCGCTTGCCCAGTATGCCAAAGGAGACGCGATCGTCCCTGTGGACTTATAGAGAGTGGATTCGACAAATCGATATCCCTCACTGGCAGCTACAGACACAGGTGGGTACCAGAATAAACGTCTGGATATATCCCTAACACTAGCAACGCGCACTAGTGGAGTATTGCTCACGAGCATTGTGCCTTTCGTACCTAACTCGACGACACGAGATTGAGTGACATCAGCATCATGCGTCACCACATCGAAATCAATTTCATCAAGGGGGGTGAATGCCATCGGGGTGTAGGGAGCTACCGGAACCAGAGGATTTATGTTTTGTCCGAATAATTGTAACTCTGGAGCAGAACAAAATATTTGAACTTCAACCGTAGTTGGGGATCCATTTGCAACAGACAACTGGTTGATTACGTGCACATATAACATTCCCGTCGAGTAATTTAGCCTTGGTTCGCCTACAATACCCGCCTTGGGAGCTGTAAGGACTTCTTTCATTACCGTGTCAGAAGGCCAAGCAAGCTTAATGTCATATTCATGTTCTCCCTCCTTTAAGTCAAGTATGGTGAAATATTGGGCATCGGCCTCTTCGACACTCACAGCGTCAGTTGTTCCCCCGAACAATACGGCAAAACGGAGGGCTCCGGTCACGAAGTGTGTTGTAGGCATCACTACGTGGAGCATAATAGGACCTCTCCAAAAACGGAATGGAGCAGCTACGAAATCCATGTAGGTTATGGACAAATTTGTGGTGCCGACGGTCTCATTCACCAATCTCATGCACGGTGTAATCACGGCTGAGTATAGTTGCGTTCCAGGCGCGTTAGTAGCGGACCACGTTACATTCTGTAAAAAGGAAGGTATACTTAACAACGTATCTAAACTCATTTCGTCGTGTGTAGTACTAAAGTGAGCCACAGTTGTTGGTGCCAGCTCACTAGAGACAATGGACAACTTATCAAAAGGGGACGTTTTATCAATAGTATTATTTCCCATCGCATTCCCTTTATCGTTCGTGAACAGACCAATCTCCATCTTGTTTTCCCTGTCCATATTGGAAAACTTGTCTAGTCCATCCTTCGTTATATGTGCAACTTTAGATACAAAGTGAGCTGCAGACTCAACCAAGCCTGCTCCTCTAGCAGCCGTAGCAGTAATTCCGCGAAACCCATTCACGAGTCTTAGCATTTGGGGCTGATCCACAAAGCGTCGCAATGTTCGGTTATAGGCCTTAGTTCCGAGGGCCATTGTCAGTGGTAAACCACGTGGCAAATGAAAGGAACTATTTACTAGCCTAACCCAAACTGATATTGTAACACTCGGTGAAGTCCCGGTGCTTACTCTCAGAGCGTCAAATACATGAATGCTAAACATTCCCATACTGCCAATCGGGTCGTCATTATTTGCTGTCAAAGCGTCTATGTAGTTCGTGGGAGCTACGAAAGGTAAGCGGACGCTCTTAGGAGTAGGTGTATTGGCATGAATGTAGCCCAAACTGATATTAGAAATCATAACCTTATCAGTCACTGGTCTAAAGTTCTCGTATGCAGTTCTGGAACACTGAGGGGCCCAAGTTAAAGCTAACAATCCCGAATGCCATTGGGTCGAATTGACGATAATTTCTATCTCTACGTCACCTCTCCAGTACTTAAAATTTTGAAAGCCCTGCAACAATTGTTGATCCTGCAACAGATCCAATGGAGTATTAAAATCAACAATTATTGTCCCATCGGGCTGTGCGGTACTCCACTGATAAGATCCAACATTAAATTTCTTATTGGCGATAACAGAGTACTCCATCGGGACATCCTCCATAGCTAATTCTGGGGCGACTGGTTCTTGATGCGTCGTCAAGGGGTCTGGTCGAATAGCATGCTCTATCGTAGCACCAACTGAGGTTACTGCCTCTCCTGTAGGTTCATCAGGTTTCAACAAGGCCGATTGGGAAACTTCCACAAAATGCAGTGGTACATATCCTGATGAACTTTCTCTACTCTTTACGTCATCATGGTCGTCCATCAACTCAGTCGACAAGAGTCTCTCGTCGAAATCACCGTTGCTAACAAGACGATTCATTATTTCAGTAAAGGTCGGTACTACTATAAACTTGTTATACCGCGATGAAACCACTCGCAGTATAGCTTCCCGATATTCATTGAACAGAGCACGTCCATAGAACACTAAGAAATCCATCACATTCGCAACTGTCTGCGCGACCGTGTCCCACAACTCAGCAGTAGAATTTGTTTCAACCCACTTTAGAGCTTCATTAATACTATCCATATTCATCAAGGGTACAGCGATAGAGCCACGCAAAATTCTGGTCTTGCACTTGAGGTATTCCAGTTCCTCAATTCTTTTCGGTTCTCCGAATTGTGATCGTTTATCTGGTGGGGTATACCGAATTCCATAAGCGGCATACCATTCTGCAAGCCGCTGTCCATTAAATCTAGGGATTAGAGCTTCACTCACAGCAAACTTATTATCATCTCCATAGAGCTTACATCTCACATTCTTCTTCCAAAGCACATAGGTCGCTTCGGCAACTAACATCTGGAATGCTACAGCACTCATTTGGTAATTAGTACAGCAATTTATTACTGCAGTTAAAAAATATCCACTCGGGCATCCTGAGAACACCTGAAAGGCCGCATTACACGCCAAATGTATCGGTTGTGAGACTTCTAGTAACAAAACTAACCTGACTACATCGTCCTCCGCTTTCCAACTGGGATCATACATTTTGTACCACTTATTAATCATCATTCCTGCCATCAGGATAAAACAAAACCAAGTGACACCATCAAAACCTGTAAAATCTCCGTCAAAGCCGCGATCTCCAACTTCCCGCAAATACCGAAATTCCTGAGTCCACTCTTGACTCCGAACATTGATGCCTGGACTACTCCAGCCAATTGTTCGAAAACAGTGGAAAAATTCAGAAAAAGCACCAAAATATCTCTTACTTAAAATAAGATGTGACAATGGCGCTGCTGTGTACTCACGAGTATTAGCTTCCTCGACCTTAGCTAAGGAACGCTTCTCACTCTTCAAACAACTAATCCACAAACTCATCTCTGGGATCACACCTAACTTCGCTAGTCTCAATCTATCATCAAGGTCCTGACGAAGCGCTTTACTCGAAATCTTGTATTGATCTTCACCAATTTCCGTAAAAAGGAAACCTTTCCCCTTCTGCCCACGTGGTCTATTAAGAACATGGGGCCAACCAGGAGATGTATCCATTGACACGCGCTGCATGTAAGGATGACCAGCTATTCCATTAATAGCTTCGTCTTCCGTATACACACGCACAGGCCACTGTGGCTTCTTTTCCGTCCAATCAGCAAACATCCATTCGGCCGCTGCCTCAACAAAATGCTCGGGTAACTCGCTCGCCGGAAGTTTAAACTTGCTGATAGCCAAGACCAACGGACTTAGACCATCTTCTCTGGCATAACGAGGGTCTTTTTTCGACAAAACGCTCGGTTGTTTCGCTTCCTTTGACCAAGGCACATCTGATCCAATATAAATTGGATGCAAAGGCGACTCAGCTAAAGTACTTTTTTCACTCAAATTCACTGAGAATTTGGGCAATAAAGAGCCAAGATATCTATAATCAGCAGTATCCACTGGTACAACTTTAGGATAAACTTCCACTAAAGGATACGCTAAACATTGAGGCATCTCAACACATTTCTCACCAAGAAATTCTTCAACCATTTGTCTCGACAAAAGCTGACTCTCACCATACCAATTATGTCCAGGGAACCCATAAGATCCCCTATGAAATCCTAAAATAAATCCATGAATACTTGCCGTTGAGACAAGTACACTTCCACAAGATCCAGATACAAATCTACCTTCATACTGAAAACCATCTACAGTCCAAACACGATCGAGAGGACCAGTTATTTGGCTAACAGACGAAGTAAACTTTGGAGTAACCTTCACTCTTTCCATTTCAAGATTCTTATTCATTCCTTGAACATAACAATCCGACAAATCCAAAACTCCTAACTTTGTCTCATCAACTAAATGATGAACATTATTTCTAAACTCGGGAACCTGTTTAGGGAACCTGATAAAAGCAATATCAGAAGTATACGGAGGCTTTGTTGCACCCTCCGAAACAAAAATGTCTTTTGGTTGTAGCACACATTCAAATGATTTCGTCATTCCACTAAGAAACAACTCAACACGTAGAGACTCTTTCCTATTTACCATATGAAAATAGTGCGCTGGGCAAACAGCCCAATGTCCCTTCAACAGGACAATACCACCATAGTAGCCTGTAGAACCTTGCTTCAAATGAAGCAGAGCTACCATTTTGGAAGCTATAGACTTTGAAACATCTATAACTCCCTGGAATTCAACAGATTCCCCTTGCGGGACATCTATTGCTTTAACTCGAGTCACCGGTGCCACCTTTCGAACAGCGCTAGCCTTTGTGGGGTTAACACTGCCTTCATATGCAGCAGATTGCGACTCATCACCTATGGCTTCCTCTATCAAGGATACAACTTCTGTCGTTGTTGCAAACCTTTCAACTAGAGCTTTACCTGCCTTATACAGCACGTAACCACCATAAGTAAGTGCAAAAGCTGATGCCAAACACGACAGAATTTGAAACCAGCCTTGCTCCGAATAATGCGCTTTCAGTAAAAAACGCTTATCCCTCTGCCAATCACAACAAAAACAAATCTTCTCAGTATCCTGTCTATCATGTTCACAAAATTGAAGCAAAGAAGCTCTATCAAAATAGCGCTTCTTAAAACGCATCATGTGCACTAATGGATTAAAATGACTCCAAAGCTCTTTCGGAATCACATCCATATGTACACAGTATCTACACTCACACTTATCTCCGTGCACTTTGCCGGTGTTTAACGGTCTATATTGACGAAAAATTTGAAACTTCTGCATTTCCTCATACTGTCTCGCAAATCTCCCCAAAAAACCACTCCACACACGACATCGTGGACATCTCTTACAATGTTCACATGCTGCATAACAAGGCATAAAATACGACTGGCCCGCAAAAATCATCCGACGATTTCTACATGGCTGTGCCGCAACATCTGCCCATGTTTCACAGCTCTCCATCTCCTCAAATTGAAAATCGTCCATAGTCACTTCACTAACTATAGGCTCATCTCTATTGGGGGGACTTAAGTTTCCGCTAATTATGCTGGTCAAAAGGGACTTTGCCGTATCGCTGGAATCGCCGCTAGAAGTACTCTGCGCCGAATCTCCAGGTTTGTCATCGTCCTTAACCTCACTAGAACCCTCTCCGCCCTGGGATATTTCTAACCCATGAACGAGGACAGTCTTCATGTAAGGTTTTCCTTTGACCCAAAATTGTTCCTTAGTCAGTCCTGCTACATTAAAGCTTCGATGCAGCTTGACTGAATTGTAAATAACCGTTAGAAAATCCTTGAACTTCAAATCTTTCTTGACGGCATGGTCTTCCGTCTGCGAATCACTATTAAAAATGTGAAACCGCAGATGTGGAAGATCACGCCCCCAATCCTTACCATAAAGTTCAACAACTTTCAAAATATCCACATTTGAATTCACATACACATGCGGATCAACGGTCACTTTCACTACTAAATTCCGACGACGGTAAATAGCGTCCATATTATTCATCAAATTGCAATTCACGATAATGCTGTTACTGGTTGTAATAAAGAACTCACTTGTAAAAAGAGTTCCTTTCTTACCAATCCCAACATCATCAAGACTTGCCATTGGAGGGATAAACATTTCACTACTCACCATCGTTATTGTCTCCGGTACTATGGGGTCCTCAACTAAACTATTGAAGTCATCACTGACAACAAAAGGCTGTTGTTGATACCCATCCCAAAAATTACTTTTTGGTCTGGTCCATTTCAGTAAATCAGTATTAATCCTACCCGACAGTTCATCTCGATATGCTTCGAGAAATCCCATTTCTGAGATCTCTCCAATAATACGAGCGACCATCGTGGACTTTCCTATTCCAGGAGCGCCATACAAGTACAACCACCAAGGTGGTCTCCTCGCATTCGACGTTCCCAATTTCGCACAAGCTAAATCATAATCGACTTGAAGCTCCCTCGTTATCCTATTCACGTAAGATCCCAAAGAAGCACTCAAATCTCCTCTCTTGTAAAGCTCTATAACTCTCTTGTACGATTCAGCAAACTTCTGAAGTCTATCAGTCCGCAATCGCTGCACTGGTCCCATACCTTGATATAGTTCCAGCTCAGCAACCGCCTTTAACATAACTTCAGAATTTCCAGTTCCACTCAAACACAATGGCATCCAATCTTGTATCGCTTTAGGAAAAATCGATACAATCCAAGCAAACACATCCGTTATCGCAGCTGACTGCTGATACAAAGCTCCTACGGTGAAGGCAGTGATAATAATCTGACGACTACTAACACTGGAATCCATCACCTTAGCAACTAAAAGACCAATGCCAAGCACGAAAACCCAGACAGGGTTTCCACGCTTGTCAAATGCTTCTGGTCGATCCAAAAATGCAACCTTAGAAAGGCTTTTCCATAGCATCTTGGACCAATCAGGAAACCAATGCCTAAAAATGACTTGCGCTAAGTTAATAAACTGAGCGTAGCCACCATAGGTAAAGGCTCCCCACAAAGACAAAACATCCAACAATCGATCAACAACTGTTGGAATATTCGTCTTTAACCATTCAGTCACAGCATTCGAAATCGAATTAGCAGCTAAATCAGTCAGTGCTTTTGTGATAGTATCTGAAATTACTTTCAGACCACCACGAAACACTGACGAAATAGACTCCCAATACCCTTCGGCATCGGAAGAAGGATTTGTTGATTCACGACATGGTAAAGATGTGTCTTCATCTTCACCATTCAACAAACCCTCTACATAATTCGGATCAATTCCTTCATCAGACTCGTCTGAAACTCCATACTTAGCTGGAGCATTCAAAACAGCCTCTAATGAAGGACTTGGAGACCCTCCATCCTCAGGAACTTCATTATCACTAATTGAACTTCCCAAAGACTTGGTCTTCCTCTTCCTCTTCGGCTCATCTCTCGAATGCTTACGCACATGAGAGAAGTGCTTCACTGCATCTTTCGACACTCCTGGTTGGTTATCCAGGGGTATCGAAGTCACAGCCTTCAACTCAAGATCATCAGCAACATCCATCTGACACACATCCACAGCACTACTCTTCACATCAAAAACACAGTTATCCAAAGACAAATAGCCTTTAGGAACTGAAACAGGTAACACAAAAGAAAACGGTAAATTATTCGCTAAACAATCCATACAGCAAAAGACATGCTAAATAAGCTTCGTTGGTACATAGCTCATTAAGTTCACACTGATTTCGACTAATATCTGCTTCATAGTTATCCTGGACTGATACCCAGGTCAAGTAATCTATAACTACTACTAACACAGACTCTACATCTACTCACAATGTCATCTTTCCAACGACACTCATCACATACAACTGATATCTGGAATCGGCTTGCTACACCTATCCTCCTTCAGTCAAGTGACAATTAACTAAAACCATAATCAACAATA